GCCGGCTCCATGAGGGTCATAAACCCTTGGTCCAGTGAAGAGATATGGGGCATCCCATGCGGGTACCCTTCTTTCGCCTTCACAATAACGAGTCCTGCCACCTTTATTTCTGATGGCGTACTCTCCATTCCGCACGTAACCTCCTAACATCGATAGTAAAACCCCGGGCAGATTAATCCGCCCGTGAATAGGTACGTCTTTAACAACAACGTCCCAATTCACATAGGAACAGGGTTCCCGATGTTGCATTGGAGGGTTTGTGATATATACCTGTATTTTACGTCTCTCGCGAACCAATCTCACTAGTTTCCTCTTAATGGGAACTGATTCATCGAGGTTGTAAACGAAGTTGCCCTCTGCATATTTAACGACGGTTTTTACATCACCGTTTCGGAAAATTGCAGGGAACTCCGAATTATGGGGACCAGGTATATGTAGGCCAGCATCATCTCCTTCACAATTAGGTACCACGTAATGTTTATATGAATTACGTAGCGTTTCCATTGTGGTAGGTAGTTCAACAGAGTGCGTTGCACTCCATCGAACCAGTCTGTTAAACAGTGATGCTGCCTCCTGTCTTGTAGATAGGTTCTCTACGAAGACCGGTCGAACCGGGTATCCTTCGTACCAATCTGCACCACATGACTCACGGAATGGACCGTCATCATATGATTTAGTGTGGTTAACTCGGAAACCCAACGTTTCAAGGACTCTCACGAGCTGCTTGTAAACGCTTTTATCAACTATGATATCATCTCCAAACACGCCCCAAGTACGGTATTTATGACCTTTTGAGTCGTAATCGTACTCTGGTAAATCATTTAGTGCGTAGAGAGACTTCACAATCGCCGCAAACATGGTGGTCATGACAATGAATGTAAATCCATTGCCCATCGTGGAAAAGAGGTGTTTTTGTAAGACTTTCGTCTCACTCAAAACATTACCAGATTTTGTTCTCTGGGGCATGTTTATGGTGGTACTACGAAGTGCATTCAATATACCGAATGTACAGGGAGACCACAACAACTCAACTAACTTTATGGGATAGTTAGAAGCATTAGTGCTATCTACGGTGCAATAGTTCCAATGGGTTTTCACCCCATTGTGTACCTTGACCCGTGTATGCACATTGTTTAACGAACCCAGCCTAGCTAGCTCACGATTAAGGTCTTGTTGAACCTTAATATCGAACCACCCTAGCTCCCGACCGCGAATGGCGAACCATTCATGGAGTGCAAGTTGGCACTCCATGTTACGGAGGGGATGAGGCGCAATGCCCCTATGCGTTTTAAAGTTCTTCGGAACGGAAACGAACATAGGTGATGTGTTTGCGTCATCCGCCCACCCCCATTCTTGTAAACGAGCTTCCTCAGCCCATTTTCCAAGGGGGGTGGCTCCAACCATGGATTGGTGGAGAAGAGCGACAAAAGGAGTATGAGCCGTAGCGTTGGAATCGCTACTTTTATGGAAAAACGACTGATCACTTTCATTTTCAGCCGCAGTACCAGGCCCATGCCTCATTAGACTCGAGAGGTATAGAAAATTATTAACCTCTCTACCCTCCTCGACGTTTTCTGTAAATTCCCAAAGAAAGCGTTGGGTTTCACCAACAACGATCCTGGTAAATGAATCTGCAGAGATGCGATCAACTAGTGTGTCATTTAAGATACGGCATCGCTCATTATCCTCTATGAATGCTGTCTCGGCCGCAATGGCTCGAGACTTTTCAGTTTCGGTAGTGAGAGATGTCTTCCCGATAAATCTCTTTTGGAGACCGGGAACTAATTGCTTTATCGCATACAAACGTCCTGGATGTAAGACTGTTAGGTCATTATATCCGGATAGGTCGCTTTGTACACATTTCATAACCTGATCAAAGAGCGAGGTTACTGTAGACATAGATTAACTCCTTAAACAAGAGAGATATAATCACCAGCAAGATGATTAGCCGAGTGATCCCGTTACGCAAGTGTCCCCCGCACCGGAAGCTTGTGCCCATACCAAACCGGTATGTGCAGACAAGCCCGCGCGGACGTTAGCTGCGTCATAGGAATCTGCACCTGCAGGCACTTCAATCGATGTACGGACAATCATAGTTTCGTATTGTCCAGATTGAATTGCCACACCCTTACGGGTGACGAAAGTGTAGACATTCTTCGGCACTCTTGTATACTTACCTGTGATGCCATTTAAAAACTTGGCCATCAACACTTTAAGTACATTAGGTCTCCGGACACCCAAGGTGAACGGAATAGCAACCGAATGTACGTTGACGCCAGATTGTGTACCGCCAAGAGCCGAAACGTAACTTTGTTTCGAGAAATTGTCGGGTGCAGAATCGGCGACCAATGTGTAAGTAGGACTGGTAAATCCCGTCTGAGCAGAACCTGTTACAGGCGAGGATAATGTTATAGCCATTGTATGACTCCTAAGGATTGTTACATTAAGGATAATGACCCGTTTGCATTTTGACGCCATGCTTGTGGCACGTTACGTCGCACACGAGCAGCCACGAGCGCGATTAGGTTCGCACTTTGGCTGAGACTAGGAAGCGATAATTCAAAATTGGGAATAGTCCCACCGCTATCCAAAGTCCGGTTAAAGTTTATACTTGTGATCCTACCGCCTCCCGGCGTCGATGTGATTATTTTATAGGCACCACTTTGTTGTGGAATGGACGTAAATTTAACCGTCCGTTCTAAGAAAGTGGTATGCCAAAATCTTCCCCAGGATGTCCAGTCAAATGATTTGGCTGCGACAATATCACCTAGGTTAGAGAAATAATCCATCACAAAAGAATAGGGTATGAGTTCATACGCCGCTGGCGCTATGTCGGCCCAAGAGCCTGACACTAACTCGCCAAACGAAACCCCAGGAGAAGGCATATAAGTGGCACCATAAGCAGATTCATAAGACTCAACAACTTCGAGTTTTAATGTACTGATAAATGGTGTATTTCCAACAATATAACCTTCAACAGAGCCCCAGTTATATGTAACCGAAGTATAACTTCGATTAGTGATAGACCGACCAGAAACTCTACTTTTTCGTAGAGCCTCTATGTCATCTAAAGCAACACATAACATGGCAATGTCATTAATTAAAGGAGAGTATCCGTAAACGAATTCTAACCAGTAATTTCCCAATTTATTGATCACAGAAGTACTACTAGGCGTGCGACCAGAACCTACTACATATCTCATCAGATTCGGCTTTTGATACCGATCGATAAGACCTGCAGCAAGTTTCTCGGCACGACTAGCTATCATACCCCCTGTCTTTCGAGCTTCAGCAAGAATCTGTAACGATTTTAAATCTGAAGCAGCACGTTTCTGGAATTTAGTCCGAGAATCCGAATCAACCCTACTTTTTTCAGAAGCCGATAAGGCTCCAGTAGAGGCTGTAAGGATATTCCCAAGATTAGTCATCACATTACGTGTATCGAGATACCAAGGGCTGTAAGTGCTAGTTTTACTACTAGGCCACTGCACATGCTCAGTCCGCGTCAGGGAAGCCGGACGCGGAATGTTCCTGAGACCACTCGGAGAGTGGTACCCAGTTCTAAGACGATACAGACCAGGACGGGTTTCCTTATAATCGGGAAGCCCTTGTGTCGTGGTCAACCAGTTACGCGGCCATCCAATATAATCGTTGGCGGACTGTCCTGTGGCGACTGCCACTGTTGTATTAAAGACAGGATCTGTCCAAGGACCATATTCGCGGCGCGTAGCCATAGTATCACCTTATGAGCAAGTATGATAGAGGGTTCTTAACTTAGGTAATTAATTACCTATAAAAGAACGCTCCTTTAATAGTGACAAATAAATGTCGGGATTTCTCCCAGAGGCAGGTTACCTGTTTCCAGGCGCCCGCTATCCACGTTGAGAACTAACTGTTCGTATTTCCTTCTGTAAACAGGCGTCGAGTGTCTTAAGTTGTGACAACTCGAGCGACTCCCAAGTAGACGGTAACAAAGGGGCTTCCCCAGATAAGTTACCGATCTCCATGAGATTCAGTTTAATGGAAGATATGATAATGGCCCTTTGTGCTTCGACGAATGCATCACGTTTCATTTCTGATTGTTCTGCCATAATCTCAAAACGAAGATTATCAGACGCAGGATCTTGCGTAGGTTCATTTGGCAACATAAGAGGTCTCCAGTAGTTTTCAGCCTCCCTTG